TCATCATTGGTAGCCAAATCTATAACATCATCAAGGCAGCTTTGCTAGATCCAGATTTCGCAGAACTACCAACTGATTATGTACGTGGTACAGATTTCCGTATCACAAAAACATCAAAAGGTGGATACGCTGATTATTCAACATCAGTTTGGGCTCGTCGCGAACGTGCTCTAAGCGATGAAGAAAATGCGGCTATCAAACAGTACGGCGTTTTTGATCTCAAGAGTTTCTTACCAAAGAAACCGGGTGACGTTGAACTCAAAGTCATGAAAGAAATGTTTGAAGCATCAGTTGATGGCGATGCATTTGACATGGATAAATGGGGACAATATTTCAAACCAAATGGTTATAACAATAAGAATGCTCCGGCGGCAAGCCCAGTAGAATCTGCTCCAACATCGACTCCGACGTTAGATGCAGATGATGATGAGCCATCAGTGGCTCCAACATCAACAGCCGCTCCAGCGGCACCAGCAGGTGATGCAGGCAGTAGAGCACAGGACATCCTAGCGATGATCCGTAACCGCCAAAAAGCAGAATAAGGAGATAGACCATGGTAAAGAGCTTTGATATTTCAAAGTTCCGTAAGTCTATCACTAAAAGTATCGATGGCTTAGGAATTGGTTTCAATGATCCAACTGATTGGATTTCAACTGGCAACTATGCCCTAAACTATCTTATCTCTGGGGATTTCTTTAAGGGAATCCCCTTAGGTAAAGTGACTGTATTTGCGGGCGAAAGCGGTGCAGGTAAATCTTATATCTGTTCAGGTAATATTATTAAAAACGCACAAGAACAAGGCATCTATGTTATCCTAGTTGATAGCGAAAATGCACTTGACGAAGCATGGTTACACGCATTAGGCGTTGATACTAGTGAAGAAAAACTTCTAAAGTTAAACATGGCCATGATCGATGATGTTGCTAAAACTATCAGTGAGTTTATGAAAGAATATAAAACAATGGATTCGGAAACACGTCCAAAGGTTTTATTTGTAATAGATTCATTAGGTATGTTGCTAACTCCAACTGATGTTAATCAGTTCGAAGCGGGCGAGATGAAAGGTGACATGGGCCGTAAACCTAAAGCACTTACATCACTAGTTCGTAATTGTGTAAATATGTTTGGTAGTTATAATGTTGGATTAGTTGCTACTAATCATACATATGCTAGTCAAGATATGTTTGATCCAGATGATAAAATATCAGGTGGGCAGGGTTTCATTTACGCATCAAGCATCGTAGTTGCTATGAAGAAACTCAAACTTAAAACTGATGCGGATGGTAACAAAACTTCAGAGGTACATGGTATTCGTAGTGCCTGTAAGATTATGAAGACACGTTATGCTAAACCATTCGAAGGGGTACAAGTTGAAATTCCATATACGACAGGAATGAGTCCTACATCCGGATTAATTGACTTATTCGAGAAGAAGGCTGTATTATCTAAAGTAGGAAACAAATTAGCTTACACCAATAAAGATACTGGTGAAATAGTAGCAGAATTTCGCAAGGGATGGACTGACGACAAACTTAGATTGATCATGGAACAATGGGATGAATCACTAGTTAGTCAAACAGCTACAGTTGAAGAGGAGGCTGAAGAAGCATAATGGATGAGACATTAATTATGGAAATGTGGGATACGTTCAAAGAATATATCCCCGAGAAAAACAAAGATATGGCCGCAACACAGTATGTGGATTATCTAATCGGTAAAGATGTAGACTCGAGTATCCTCGAAGGATTAGTGGGCTATGACAGTCATCTCGACGATGCTATTAAACAAGCATTGGCTGAAGAGGGCGGTGATAGTGATGATCTCGAAGAAGAAGACTATTACGACGAAGAGGATTACTAATGGCACAGTGGTATGCTAAGGTTAGCCAAGACATATCACACTTACCGAACTGTATTGACTCGTTCTATAAAGAATTAGCTGACGCTCGACAAGAAACAAAAATTTCTGGTAACATAGAAAAGGCAAGTTCTATCTTACCAGGAATAGTCGAGTATCGCTTTAATCAGCTTCAAGAGATTGAAGCTATCTTAGAATATCTTAATATAGAATTGCGTCGTGTGAGGTCCAAGACCTTCAAAAAATATCTAGAAAACTATCAACGTGCGTTAAGTTCTCGAGATGTTGAAAAATATGTCGACGGTGAAGCTGATGTAGTTGATATGGAAAAAATTATCAACGAATTCGCTCTATTACGTAATCAATGGTTGGGTATCGTCAAAGGCCTTGACATTAAACAATGGCAGCTTTCAAATATAATCAAACTTAGGACTGCGGGATTAGAAGACGCATCGCTATAATGTATATCGAAGATATTTTAACTGACCTTTTTTCTTTCCATTACGGAAAACTTCAACGCTCTCCACCTACTTTCTTCTCTCATACTGATAAAAGTTACCTAGAAAGCTTTAGAGGCCAGATTTTGATCAATCAAGGTCTTACCGAAAAGCAGGCCAATCTCATTTTACGCATATTTGGACGATATCAGGCAGCGATATCAAATCATATAGGTGTTGATATAACTCAGGATATCAATAATCCACAGTGGAGACTGGGTATACGTAAAAATCTAGATAGTAAACAAGTTAAAATAATCGACCTTGGAAAAAATTTCAAAAAAATCGCAGTATCATTCCCTTATGACGACCAATTGGTACAAGAATTTAAGAAACTAAGGCATGAGATGATACCGACTATGTCGATACCTCATATAAGATCACTATCTTGGAACCAAAATGAACGTACATGGGATTTTTACCTTTATGAACCATATATAAATTGGTTAATTAACAGCCTTTTGCCTAAAAATTTTATATTCGATCAAGAAATACTTGATTGGGCTAAAGAAATAGAAGAAATTGAAAAAGTAGCAGAGACATATGTTCCTATGGTTGTTTTTGAGGACGAAAAATTCATATATAAAAATGTAAGTCATAAAATTCCACAGCCCGACACTGATGATTTCTTAGAAGTACTATTCATGGCGAAAAAATATGGAATTATTACATGGGACGAAAGTATACAACTGGCACTAGCAGATACCAGCTTTAACAAATTGACTCGTAGTTTCTTAAATTTTCAAGATTCTATATCAACATCCGAAGGAGTGCAGATTGATAGCAACATTATTGACTTCCTTGATTTAAGTGATATAATAAAATATAACGGAACAACACTAATCGTCATACCCGGCGGCAGCGAGCTAGTGAATTTAAAAAAATCTCATTCTAAATTAAAGGAAATGGGATATACCGACGATCAGATGTCTGCTTTGTTTAGGACAGACGGCGAAACAAGCAAGGAAACTAATGATTATATAAAAGAAAATAATCTAAACAATAGCATATCGGAAAAAATCAAGATTTTTTTCGTTAGTCAACGCTATCCTAAACCAATGATAAAAAATAATGTTAAAATTGGTACAATTATTAATCTAGGTGATGCCAACGTACATCATACTATGAGAACTTTTATAAAAAATCACCACAACGTACTAAATTACAAATTCAAAAAAGAATAACAATGGCGACCTGTAAAGTTATAATAAAAGATGAAGTAAACGTCAAGATAGAAAATCTAGATCTTGATACAAGAAAGGCTTTGGTCAAGAAATTCAAGTATGAAGATCCGACTGCTCGGTATCGTCCAGCTTATAAATTAGGTCGTTGGGATGGAGGCATACCATTTTTTGGTCTAGGCGGAACAACTTATCTTTCACTAATCGAACGTGTCCTAGAAGAATTAGAAAACCGTAACTACTACATTGAAATAGAAGACCTACGTGCTACACCGACCCTAGAATTTCCTGAAATTTCTGAGGATTTTTGGGGGGACGCTACTTGGCCTAAAGGTCACAGATATGAGGGTGAAAAGATCAGATTGCGTGACGATCAAGTTGAAGTTGTAAACATTTTCTTACGCAATCCACAGAGCATACAGGAAATAGCTACTGGTTTTGGAAAGACGATTACCACCGCAACTTTGGCAAAAATCTGTGAAAAATACGGTCGTACTATAACCATAGTTCCTAATAAAAGTCTAGTAGAACAGACTGAAGAAGATTTTATTAACGTAGGATTAGACGCAGGTGTGTACTACGGTGACAGAAAAGAATTAGGAAAAACACATACAATTTGTACTTGGCAGAGTCTCAATATTTTAGATAAAAATAGCAAAAATGCCTCCGAAGATACTGAAATTTTAACATTGGCAGAATTGCTAGACGGTGTTAAATGTGTAATGGTCGATGAAGTGCATCAAGCCAAAGCAGATGTGTTGAAAAAATTAATGACACATAATCTAGCAAATGCACCTATACGTTGGGGATTAACAGGAACTATTCCAAAACAGGATTTTGAGGTGGAAACTATCAAAGCCAGTATAGGAGAAATCGTAAATCAAGTCAAGGCACATACGCTACAAGAAAAAGGAGTTTTAAGTACCTGCCATGTTAATGTTGTACAGACTGCTGAGTGGAAAGAGTTTGGTAGCTATGCAGAAGAATTAAAATATCTTGTCACAGATGAGAAAAGAATGAGTTATATAACCAACCTCGTACGAGAAATCGCTAAGAATGGAAATACGTTAGTGTTGGTTGACAGAATTGAATCAGGACGTATAATAACAAGTAGTATAGAGGATAGTGTCTTCATTTCCGGCGAAGTGAAAACAAAAGATCGGAAAGAAGAATATGACGAAATTAGGACAAGTGATAACAAGATTATTGTGGCGACTTATGGTGTGGCCGCTGTGGGTATTAATATTCCAAGGATTTTTAATCTGGTTCTTCTTGAGCCCGGAAAGAGCTTTGTTAGGGTTATACAAAGCATTGGAAGGGGTATTAGAAAGGCAGAAGACAAAGACTTCGTACAAATCTGGGACCTCACAGCCTCAAGCAAATATGCCAAGAGACATCTAACAGAACGCAAGAAATTTTACCGAGATGCACAGTATCCTTTCTCTATAGAAAAAACAAAATATCAATGATGCAAATATTAACACTAGAAAACAAAACATTTTACCTCAATGATTTACCAGAGGAGATAGAAGAAGATATGAGGTTCGCTGTATTAGATAATAGCGATGCCAGTAATCCAGATTATTTCTATATACCACTTATATTTCTCGAAAGTTTTACTGGTCCAGCAGTGGTACTAAGGATAGGTACTAACGAGATAACGATGCCATTAGATTGGTGTACTATCGTAGGTGATCCGGAAGGACCCGAGATGGAAGTACTACCGATTACCAGTCTTAATGATCGTGGATTCAAAACATTCTGTTTCAATCCGTTAAGCAGTTTCCGACCAGAATTTTTTGATATTGATATCATAAATGTCTATCCAGACGTCAAGTGGTATTTTCCCAAAATGCGTCAAGGACAACTATTGTGTACTCCATTACACGCAGGTGAGAATCCAACTTGTGCCTATTTCGTCAAAGAAGTCAGTAGACAAAGCGAATTAGTCGATTACACGAGATGTTGGTAAAACACAGTATAGAAATGGTAATATTCCACTATGATGGAGGTAAACATGGTGGATGGGCTAAATCGCAAAACCGTGACGGAACAGTATACGGACACTATGATCGAACCGAGTGGTGGCCTTGCGAAAATGTCCTAGAACCTTTACAATATACTCAAGCGTTAGAATTATCAGAGACTGTGCCAGCATTGAGAAAAGCTCTAGAACAGGTGGCAGTATTGTATAAACTAAGCAAGGATGAAAAATGAGTAGTGTGATGTATGGTGCTGGTCCTAGTTATGCCAAGACAGGGCAGGTATTGACAGCAAGTGGGTGGAAAGATCTATCAGGAATTCCATTGAATGATTACCAACTTTGGAGAGAGATACAAGAAAACGCAGAAAAGACTCCATCAGTTAAAATCGCATTACAAAATCTAATCAACCTACACAACCTAACTAAAGACCATGGCGACAGCAAAACTTGATATTAAGCGTGAACTATCGGCAGTAGATAAGAAAAACTACGAGTTCTATGACAAACTAGAAGACGACGAAAAGAAAGCGTTTAGTCCCTATATCTTGATGCGTTATGTATCAAACATACAAGGAGACCGAGATACACAAGAATGGTTTTTAGAAATGACCAATGAATTAGTTAATAAAAACCATTGGACGTTAAGTAAAGATCACAAGCCATTATTATGGAAATTGTTCGCGGGCGTAGGTACTGGCGTTCCGGCATTTCATCCATATCTAGCAAGTGGCAAGAAAGAAAAAGCGGTCAAGATTGAAAAATTATTAGCTGAATTATATCCTGCATGGAAGATGGAAGACATTAAAGTACTAGCGGGTTTGATGACTAAGGAAGATAAAGAAGAGCTGTTTGACAAAATGGGATTTGATAAAAAACAACGCAAGGAATATGAGTGATAGCATTGGTTAATCAACCATTTACGTGCACACATTGTAATAAGAGTTTCATGCAGGAGAAAACTCTTTATGCCCATATGTGCGAAAATAAAAGAAGGGCCATGCAGAAAGATGAAAAAAGAGTCCAAGCCGGTTATATGGCGTTTAATAGATTTTTTAGGCTTACACAAAACTCGAAGAAAGATAAGACTTATGAAGATTTTTGTAAAAGTCCGTACTATAATGCTTTTGTTAAGTTTGGGAGTTTTATCAATAACGTTAACCCTTTATATCCTGATAAATTTATTGATTATGTTATTAAGAGCGGTGTTAAGTTAGATCAATGGGCGAGAGATGAACTGTATGACAGATACCTTTACGAAACCATAAAAATTGAACCAGTAGAAAGTGCCATACAACGAAGTATACAAAATATGATGGAGTGGGCAGATACAAGTGGAGCTCAGTTTAACCATTATTTTAACTATGTTAATCTTAATAGAGCAGTACAGGATATACGCAATGGTAAAATAACTCCTTGGCTAATATTAAACTGTAGATCAGGTAAAGACCTGTTAAATAAATTTAACGATGAACAGTTAGACATTATTGCGCCAGCACTAGATTTACCTTATTGGTTAAAAAAGTTCAAACAAGTGCCTGCTGATGTTGCGCTGGTAAAAGAGATTTGCCAAGGAGCGGGAATAGAATGACTGAACAAGAAAAAGAAATATTAGAGCAGTGGACGGCGAGGCACAATGTAGCGATCCTAGATACTAATAAACGTGTATCAAGGTATATGAGATTACAGCCTAGATACTTCACAGATGATTTTGATTACAATTATATAGATCAAAATCATATTCAACATCACACCGAAACCCTATATACGGTAACCATACCAGAAAGCAGTCTACATCGCATCGCTGAATTTGAACAACGTGTGTTCAACCGCATGATAAAAGATGGTAGTTACAATCTGTTTGAAATCATGATGGGACAGAAGGAACGTGAAAAATATCTCGCTGAAAAATATCCAGCAGTTAAGAAAGCACAAGAACAATATAGTATGGTATTAAAACTAGCAGAAAGCGGAGAGCTCAGTGCCTGATATTGATATAGATTTTCCAGATAGGAACAAAGTGCTTGATATTGTTAGGCACGTCCCTGCTATTTTAACAGATGGAAAGAAACACAATACCGGAGTCTATTGTCAAGAGATTCCTGTAAATCCATTAACAGGATTTGCTAACTTAGATTATGTGACAGCAGAAGAGAGGGGATATTTCAAGATTGATTTCTTAAATGTCAGTGCCTATGACGGAATCAGGAATGAAGAACATATCAATGAATTATTGTCTACAGAACCTCTTTGGGATCTAATGTACGAGAAAGAAGTCTGCGATCAGTTGTTTCATGTAAACGGATATCATACCTTATTGGCAAGACTTAAACCTACTAGTATATTAGAACTAGCGACGGTGCTGGCACTCATAAGACCGGGCAAACGTCACTTAACAGATCAGTGTGCCCAGGATGGATTTGATAGTATACAAGAGGAAGTTTGGTCCAAAACTGACGAAGGTTATAGCTTTAAGAAGAGTCATGCGATAGGCTATGCCCATGTGATTGCGATGCAATTAAATTTGATTTGTGAACGTGTCAGCTACGGATTTTCTTAGGAGATCTTACTAGTTGTATTGAACGGCGTTTGATGCGTTTTTCTGCTATCTCGCCCAGGTTTACTGTGGGTCCAAAAACTACTTCTATATCTTTACTATTGAATGTTTTGATGTAGGGCCTGTATTGTATCATGTTATCTTTCAAGAAGATATTGATAGGTATCTTGCGATTTGATTCCCACCACCATGTCTCACCTAATTCTAAAAAAGCCTGTTTTTCATCATCAGATTTCATGCTTTCTAGATCATAGATGCTAGTTACAAACTCGTCGAAATTAATTACGATTCCGACATATTCTACCTCATTTGACTTAACACAGGTGATAAACGGAAATTTTTCTTGAAAGGAATTCTTAATTGTCATATCCTAAAATAAATACATAATGCTAAAATGCCCAGTCTATTTATACCCCAATTCGTTCGATGTAATATTGGATTTGGACCAAAACACGAGGATTTATAATAAAATGTACCAACCCGAATTGCAGATACAAAAAGGTCTAAAAAACAAGATACAATTACAATTCAAGAACAGTGATCAGAAATTGCTCGCTGGTATTACTGGTACCTATGTATTCAGTATGTTTGATGCAGTTAATCAACGACAGTTGCTGTCTAAACCTGTACAGATATTAGATACAGGAACTTATGCCACTAGAGGATTAGGTATGGTAGAAATCACCGAAAGTGACACTATCGATCTAGATAATGGAAAATATCAATTTACAGTTGCAGCCTTGAATAGTGATGGTAGCTATGAACCCACGTATGCCAATACCTATTATGGTGTAGGCGGAACACTAGAGCTACGTAGTGACAGTTTTCCTACAGTCCAGCCCAGTTATGAAGTTTTTCAATTCCAACCGCAGTTTGATTACAACCAAAATCTCTATGTTTACTATAGTGGAAACATCCCAGCACATCCAGAATTCAGTGGGTTGTCTGCACTACATACGGTGTCATACCATATGACCAAATTTAGAGGGCAGGTATGGGTAGAAGGAACACAAGATAATAATCCCGGATACTTTGGATACTTCAGCGAGATAGCAGGAACACGACAAACCTATGGTGCAGGGTTGGGAGGTTATAGTGGCAATGACTACGTCAACTTCAACGGTGTTTGGAGTTACATCCGTGTCAAATATCAACCAACTCCAGATCCAGTTTCCGGACGTAATGATGCACCTAGCATCCCCTACCGCGGTACATTTGACAAATTAATCTATAGAAGTTAAACTAGTAGCATGACATTCATGCTAACTGCACTACAGGCAGTCTTACCTCCAAATAGAAAACAAACTCCAAGCGGTTGGATAAGTTTCGACGCACCCTGTTGTCATCATAGAGGTGAAAGCCAAGATGATCGCAAACGTGGCGGAGTCATGATAACTGGAGATGCATTTACCTATCATTGTTTTAACTGTAACTTCAAAGCTGGATGGAGTCCTGGTAAAACTCTCAGTACAAATACACGTAAATTGTTCAGTTGGATGGGTGTACCGGAAAGCGAAATCACTCGCCTGGCCATGGAGGCATTGAAAGAAAATGAAGCGATCCCAACACAAAAGAAAGCCTATAGTTTCGAACTCGAGACTGTAGAATTACCAGAAGATACTGCTACTATAATAGATTGGTTAAACACAGATCACTTACCTGACATAGCGGAAGATCTAGGCAAGGTGGCAGAGTATGTGATCAATAGAGGTATGGATATCTATTGGTATGATTGGATGTGGTCACCTGCGGCAGGTTACAAGGACCGTGTGATAATTCCTTTCTATCAAGATGATCGAGTGGTAGGATATACCGCACGTAAGATCACAGATGGGAAACCTAGATACCTAGCACACGGACAACCTGGCTATGTGTTCAATCTAACTAGACAGCCTAGGGAACGTAAGTACACGATAGTGGTAGAGGGCCATTTTGATGCTATCGCTATCGACGGAGTCTGTATCGGACACAATGATCCAAACGAAACACAGATAGCACGTATCAACGCATTAGCCAAGGAAATCATTGTAGTACCTGACAGAGATAAACCCGGTGCCAAAATGTTAAAAGCAGCCATCGACAATGGTTGGAGTGCCAGTTTACCACCCTGGGGTGACGATGTCAAAGACGTAGCAGATGCTGTCAAGCGTTATGGACGGTTGTATGTCTTGACCACGATTTTACACTATAGAACAAGCAATCAACTAAAAATACAAGTAATGAAAAAGAAACTAGAAGGACTTAAATGATTAAACAAGACAAAGAAAAACCAAACTATGATTACGAGATACAGAAGCTATATTTAGAAATGTTCCTTAGCGATGCTGAGACGTTCAGCCGTTGCCAGAGCATATTTGATCCAGAGAATTTTGACCAAAAATTACGTGAGACTGCTGAATTCGTCACACGTTACGTAGATGAATATAAAATCATTCCAGACGTCAGCATCGTGAATGCGGCCTGTAAAAGAGACCTACAGACTGTAGATTTACCGCAACAGAATTACGAATGGCTCAAGGACGAATTTGAGCAATTTTCACGACATAAAGCACTGGAACGTGCTATCATGAAGAGTTTTGATCTACTGGAAAACGGAGAGTACGGGCCAGTTGAAAAACTAGTCAAAGACGCTATACAGGTCAGTTTGACCAAAGATATGGGTACAGATTACTTTGAAGATCCCAAAGCGAGGCTGACTGCACTCAAGGACGGAAATGGTCAGATTAGCACTGGTTGGCCCAGCATCGACAAGAAATTGTATGGCGGATTTAATCGAGGTGAATTGAATATTTTCTGTGCTGGATCAGGGGGCGGTAAGAGTTTGTTCCTGGCTAACATGGGCGTAAACTGGGCATTACAGGGCTTGAACGTGCTTTATCTAACTTTTGAATTGAGCGAAAAATTAGTGGCGATGAGGCTGGATTCTATGGTCACTGGCATCACTACACGAGAGATTTTCAAAAGCATAGATGACGTGGAATTAAAGGTCAAAATGGTGGGAAAACAGTCGGGAAGCATACAGATCAAGTATATGCCCAGTGGGAAAAATTGTAACGATATTCGGTCATATTTGAAGGAATATCAGGTCAAAAAAGGTCTAAAACCAGACGTAATTTTAATAGATTACCTGGATTTGATGATGCCACTAAATGTGAAGGTATCGCCCAGTGATCTGTTCGTTAAAGACAAATATGTGTCAGAAGAGATAAGAAACTTGGCTATGGAAACACAATGTATCACCGTTACAGCGTCACAGTTAAATCGTGCGGCAGTTGAAGAAATCGAGTTTGATCACAGCCATATTTCGGGCGGTTTGAGCAAGATCATGACAGCGGATAATGTTATCGGTATCTTTACCAGCCGTGCTATGCGTGAGCGTGGACGCTATCAGATACAGTTCATGAAGACTAGATCAAGCAGTGGCGTAGGGCAAAAAGTAGATCTAGAATTCAACGTAGAAACCCTGCGTATCAGCGATCTAGGCGAGGATGGAGATCAATCAAATCCGCAACAGACCAGCAGACCCGGCAACAGCGTATACGCAGGACTCAAGCGTAGTAGCACAGTGACAGCTGATCCAGATACGGGAGAGCTAGACCCCACGCAGGGCATAAACGCACCTAAGATACGTGCGGACGTAGGCGGTGCGGCGATCAGGAAAATGTTGGAAAAATTAAATACCGAACGTGATTAGAACCAGGCCTTGACTTCTTGGTCAGCGGCCTTTTCTACACAGTCCAACCATTGATCATCACCTATCCTATGGAAGGTGTTAGAGACCTTGGCGTCTATAGACAACCATCTATGCTGTTCAGTCCAGGGATAGTCACCGGACATCTCGCCTTCTAGGAATCCGGATTTGAGACGCCTACGCCCCAGGCAACAACGCCAGTGATTGGGTCCATTGCCCGTGCTGATAGCGGCCAATATAGAAATTTCGCTGGTCACTCCTATCTGATCGGTTACCCTGCGTGTGCTGGTAGATTGCCAATCCAGGGTATGCACGAAGAATATCCTATTAGTCTCATCGGGGCCACCCCAATAGACTGGGTCCATGCCTATATAGTTTATACCGCTGTGTTGCATGACCGTGCTGATGTTCATGCCCGACATAACGGGTTTGTTGATCTGTATCTGGGTGCTGTAGTTGGGGGTGTGACGCACGACCAGTAGCAGGCCTCTTTGGAAATGTTCGTGTGCGGTAGTGGGCGTGGCTACCAGCAGTTTACCTTCATAGTTTTCCAGTGTCATCACATATTTACCGTATAAATATCCTGTATGAACATAAAAGAATTCACTCCGGGAATAGAACTGCATGACCAACTGAATCCCCTGCTGTGGGACGGCGATCACCTAAAGGCTGACGTGAGGTTGGCCCTGCAACACATAGCCCACAAATTCCAACTGTTCCTGGGTATACCAGTCCGGGTGGTAGACACCGTGATAACAGGCAGCCAGACGGCCTATACCTACACAGAGGAAAGCGATCTAGATCTACACCTCATAGTGGACTACCGATCAGCTGACTGCGACCAACCCGTGCATGAACTGTTCGACAGCAAACGCCAGCTATGGAAACAGCTACACACCATAGACATACGGGGCATACCCGTGGAATGCTACGTGGAAGATCACATGGAGCCCGCGGAGGGGCATGTCTACAGCCTGGATCAGGATCGATGGATCAAACAGAGCAGGCCCGTGACACCAGATGAGATCCCAGATCAAGTGGTACGGGACTCGGCACACTGGACACGCCAGATCAAGACCGCTGTGAGATCTGGTAACCTCGCCATACTGCACAAGACCAAACAGCTACTGCGTGACTACAGGCACAGAGGCCTAAAGGACCGGGGAGAGCTCAGCCGAGAGAATTTGGTGTTCAAGACCCTACGCAACAACGGTGCTATCAGCCAGCTGGTCACGGCCATAAGGCGTCTGGAAGATCGGGAACTGAGCCTGGCTTGACACTGACAGCGATAGACCTTATAATAATAGCATGAATACACTATATCTAGACATGGACGGAGTGGTCGCGGATTGGGATCGTGCGGCCACGGACTTGGTAGGCCGTAAACGCAAGAGCCTAGACGGACGTTGGAGCCACGAAGACTGGCAGACCATACGACAAGACCCACACTTCTACAGGCACTTGCCCCTGATGGATGGTGCACACGAGCTGGTACGCACCGCCCGAGGATTCAGATCTCTGGGCTGGCGGCTACTATTCCTCACGGCCATACCACGCAACAACGATCACCCCTGGGCCTTTAACGACAAGATGCTGTGGGCACGCGAACACTTCCCTGACATACCCGTGCACTTTGGACCCTACAGCGAAGACAAACAGCAACACACACAGCCCGGCGATATACTAGTGGATGACAGATCCAGCAACTGTGCTGAATGGCAGCAGAAAGGGGGCACGGCCATACAGGTGCGTGACGGTGATCTCAAGCCCGCTATACAGGCCCTGGCTGAGATCGCACTCAAGATCTAGGGGCCAGAATCCGGCCGCCGAGAGCCCAGGAGCACGAAGTGCGAGCGGTAAAAAGATTTTTGCCCCCTCTGTTAAATACCTATATAATAAAGATAGGAGGCACCATGACAGAATTTTTGGCATTATTGGGCGTGGCCGTGATGGCCATAGTGATAGCGGTCAAACTGATCAATTACTTTACTGATGACGACTATGGGAATTAGAATATGACTACACTGAAATTGACTTGGCGTATACCCTTAGGGGGTGGTGAGATCAAGATAGCTAACCAGCGATTGAATAGACTGCACGTGGAGCTAGATCGATGGCATCGAGAGCACAGCCCCGATGAACGCATAATACAGCTATTGCAGACACAGCCATATACCTATCAATGCGATCTAGATGAGGATGAAGACAGTACAGTCTTGTTCCTGACCACTTGGAAAGGTCCCAGTTACACAGTGGGTTCGTAGGCTAATAGAAACAGAGTACAGGATCGCTCCTGCCGGAATGACACACCGCATAGGTGTATGTACTGCTGTGGCCAAGTGTGCCAGCACCATTCAGCATAGTGTGGTCCTATACAGTTCAGCAACCATGATTCTACCCTAGCTACCGCTTCTACCCAATCTGGCTGTCCGTTGCGTTCGATCAAGGGCCAACGTGCTACAGCTACGTAGGGTAACTGTAGTGCAGGATGATCATACAAGGCAGTCATAGTGATATTTAACAGAATATCACGATAGACCCAGTGCAGAACGTTGTAGTGGTGTTAGGATCCTTAGCTGATCACCTGTGAGCTGGCTGATCTGAGTGGGAGACAGTGCCCTGCACTGCTCCTGACTCATAGTGGCTATATCCAGCTGTGATAGGCTGGGCACATAGACATAGGGTATGTCAGCTAGGGCGAGATCCGCCATGTATTGGCTGTAGATTGGTGTTGTCATAGTGTTATTTAATCTGTCGATGGGGATCGTCTAAGATGAATTCTACCCAACTCAGGATGATGCCCAGACCCGAACAGTCCCCGCGGGGACGTAGATAGTAGAACTGTAACCACAATAGCCTGCCACTGTCTGTACGGACGGGAAGCCATGCGAACTGTCGAAGGTAGGTAGTATGGTTATGTGTGACTAGCATAGAGATATTTACAAAAAAAAGGTCTCTAGCAGGCAAAAAAATTGCTACGCAAAATTTCAAGGCCGTGGAGATCTCGGCCCCTGGTGATTACATCTAACTGGTGGTGGATTTTTGGGGGTTTTGAGAGAGTTTGAAAGATTTGGAAGATTTGAGAGAGTTTGAAAGATTTGAGAGAGTTTGAAAGATTTGAGAGTTTTTGAAAGATTTGGCACGCCATTTTTCTTTTTGCTAGCAGTGTTAGGATTTACTACCTCCTCGGGGGAGATCAGCCCCCCAGGCCTGTCTAGAGAATAGGATAATAGTTTTTGTAGGATTTCTGGGGGGGACGATACAGCCCGTTGCCCCCCAATAGTTGAATAGATTACTAAGGTATTCGCCTGCATGGAGTCCAGGGGGACTAGCTGCCCCCCACCTAGTCCGGCTACACAGCTGATACATTAACGTGACATACAGCAGGCATGCCCCGCCTTGCTGTACGCAGCGGTGTATGCAGTGTGCGGGATAGCCAGCCCCGCAGTTAGGCAGCTTAAACCTAACAGTGTGCGTAACGGGAAGCACAGCTTATCTATATGCACACGCTGTCCACAGGTGCAGTGCAAGGCCGGTGTGCGGGAACTGCACAACAACTGTTATGTTTGTTATGTTTTGCGTGTGGGGCTGCCGCCCGTGTACAGCGGCAGCAGTGTGTGATAGGCGTGTGGGGTGAGGTTGCGTCCCCCTACTGCTCCTAAGGTGCTAGGCGTAGCCTGTGCCTATCAAGCCCGTGTCAAAGGCTTTCATAAAGAGGTTCCCCTCTATGTAGTATAAGTTGCGTGCGGTCTTCCATCCTCTCCGCCAAGCCTCTCCTAGCCCCGACGTGATAGGATAAGGATTCCCTGTGTAGAAATCTAGACCTATGTCGTAGGCAGTCATGCCTCTATACTCAGCTGCCTCACGGTCAGCATCCGAGGGGTTCTCAGCACGCTCTGCTTCCCTGGCAGACCTGCTGACTAGATAGTAGCCCGTAGCTGTCCACCCCAGGAAGAGTCCTATGGCGACTAGTAGTAGTATGAGTTCTGTGTTCATGTGTGTGCTCCTTTCTGTTAAAGTAATCGTATTATACTGCCAAAAATGTAGATGGCCAACAGCATGAGATTAACCACGATCAGTGCAGGGTCTTTCATCAGGACAGCCGCTGACAGCCAGAACAGACTGCCCAAGTTGAAACTGTAGACGTTGTAGGGATCTATCTGCAGGCTGGTCAGCAGTGCTCCCAGTATGGTGAATATGGTGCCCAGCCATTTTAGTGTGTTTAATCTCAGCATTGGGCACGGTGTGGGGCTATAGCGGGGTCTTGCTCTGTGAGTGTGCCTGCCAGCCAATTCCCAGCTGTGATTAAGGCTAGTGCTAGAGAGAAAGAGAGGGCCATGACCATGACTATGGCCGCCAGTTGTTTCATAGGATTTCCCATCTGAGGCCTTTCACTTGCTGACCGCGGCGGGTCCAATAGGGTACGGCCCACGCTAGGTTAGTCTCTGTGACTATTAACCGATTGTTTAGATATACACGCATCGTGTGCTCCTTGTGTTGATATTGTACTGTCAAACAAATAGCCCTATTGTCTGTAGGGCTATCTGTTTTTTTAACTTATCATCACTGTCTCTACTCGTATCTCCCAAGCGTTAGCCTTACAGCGATCTATAAACGCCATACGCCACTTGCTGTCATACCAGTGCTTGTAGCCGTCGCCTTTGATCTGTTGCTCCAACGCACGCTTGCGTTTTAGGGCATTCTCAGGGGTTGGGGAAAAAGCAGTAAAACCCTCAACAGGGGTATCTTGTCTGGGGTTGATCGCATAAACGATAGTTGCTAACATAGTGACTCCTTAGTCTGTTTGCCTACTGTGCAGACACGATTGTCTGCTTCAGTAATTGCTATTATACACGAGGTTTTACCTCTTGTCAATCAGTTAGGGATGATTTACAAAACTTTACAAACAGCCTTGTCCCCGCTCATAGGGTTGAGAAACCTGCCCCGGGGCAGTACTGTTTGTGATGTTCCCCGCAAAAACCACCTGTGGAGTTATCGTGTGTTTGTCCCGGATAGCAGTGTGAATGCCTATGACCGGGGTTAGGCCAAGGGGCCTTCCTCGACGAGGAATTCATCGTAGGCTGCATTGAGATCATCGATGAGGTCCTGTAAGGTGTGTGTGCGACGGTCAGCACGCTTGCGATTCCTCACTGAGCTACCCTCCTGGTACACGGACCACACGTGATGACCGCAATAGCTTTTGTTGGGCACGCTAGGGTTATCGCAGGTCCTGGATTCAGATCCCGGTCCCATCCACTGACAGACCGACTCGTGATGCGTTGCTTTCATGTTGTTCCCTTAATTCTTTTAGTTGTTGTTGATATTGTGTGGCCAACATGTTGGCCCGCTTGATCCCCTCGGCGGCATCTTGCAGTGCGTCCGCGTACTCCCAGGCCGCGTCCCTGTGGCCTGCATCTCGGGCCAACCATTCGGCCGCCCAGAACAAGGCTAGGAGGCACCAAAACTGCCAACCCCACGTGGCCACCCCGAGGCTATCGATGACGACGCCCAGAGTAGCGTAAAGTGCCATGCGTTGTATTAACGTGCTCATGTACGACGCATACAGGTTGTACGTGCCATGCTCTGCCACGCTGTGGGGAATCCCTTACGCAGATCAGCTAGCTTTAATACCATGCGTAAGCTGATCTCACGTAACTTGTCCTTGTGATCTTCTACGAACTGCACGATCTCGTCCTTAACAGCGGGGTCTTCCCACCCGTATCTGTCGAGCATACCGCGTGACACGATCTGTTTGATCCAAAGTATACGTTCCCTCATTGTATCCATCTGCAGATCTATGTAGTGGCAACGGCTCTCCAGTGCGTCTAGATGGCTACGTAGCTTCTTGCTCTTTACATGTTCAAACTTGATATTGGTAATGAATATCGCAGCCCCTTTGAATTCAAAGCGATCAGGAATGCCTTCTCCCCGTAGCAAACGTGAATCGGTGTTCCAGGCGATCCAACGCCTCTCACTGCTGTCAAGTGCACCTTTGAGTATGTTCAGGGAAAGCTCGTCTAGCAAGATCTGATCACAGTCGTCGAACACCACCACGTGATTCTCTGCAGAATACTGATAGAGTTTAGCGTATAATCCTAGTGCTGACATCGCACCTTTAACCACTTCGTACTTAGGGGGACGTTCACCTAACATGTCAAACAGGCCATCCTTCTGTAGCACGGCTTCTACCCCGTGGCTCTTGCCCACACCAGGCGGCCCCGATACAATCATAGCACGCACCGTCCCCGCCTTTACAGCTTTAGTCATCTCGTTGAGGATCTCAAATCTCTCTCCCAGGCGGCCTAGGATGGCTTCATCTGATTCTTGTGCTACAGCTGATTCCCTCGCACGTATCGCTTCGTGATCGAACTCCAGTATGGTAGTGACGGCGGAAGGTTTAGTATTTGCTCTTGCCATGTGTTTCCTTAGTTGCGTTGTAAAAAGTGTATTATACTATTATTTACAGCCGCTGTCAATCCTTTTTGGACTTATTCGCCGCTGCCGCACCTATGATCATCTGTAGCCAAAGCATGGCGAACCAAGTGTCTGAGTTGCTGTCGATGGCCGTGTGAAACAGTGTGTTGAGCGACCATATAGTGATCAGGGGTCCAGCTATGATGACTGCTATAGTGATTAGTATAATTAAGAGTAATTTGATCATGAGAATTCCTTTTCTATATTATAACAGAACCCCGCAGAGGCCACAAGACCTACAGCGGGGTCGTTTGGGTTAGACGTAGAGTAGTTTAGTCCTGTAGTCGTGTTCTTCCATGGGGTCGATGGGTTCGTCCATTCCGTAAATGTATTCTTCTAGCACTTCCTCTTCCTCTTCCTCTTCCTCTTCCTTAGCTTGCTCGCTCCAGCCGTTGGATTCTAGCATAGCTTTTACATCGTACACGCTCATAAATTTCAAGCAGGCGATAAGCATATCCTCCCCGCTAACTAATCCTTCTTCTACTAGGCCTAATGCTTGGTCACGTGTGTTTGCGTATGACATAGTGTGTTGCTCCTTTTGTTAAAACACAAGTACATTATAAGACAAAAAAGCACAGTTTCCTGTGCTTTACAAAACTTTACACAGTTTCCCTCTCTTTAAAAAACTCATCTATTGCCGTTCTCACGCAGTGCTCTGCGTCATTAGTATGTCCACCTATGTGCCAATCAACTACACGCTCGGGGTCCACTCCGTACTGTTTCCAGTCATATATGGTCGTTACCGTAGTAGCATCAGTAACAGGGTCTGTAAAGACTAACACCCACTCCGCTTGTACTTTGTCTCCCTCCGCCCATCTCTCTGGCTCCCCAAAGATTTCCACCAGCGAGGCGTAGTTTATGTTGATGTGGCCCCGTAAACTAGTGCCATTTACTACTTCCCAGTCTGTTGCTCTTTTCCATGTTTTCATCGCGTGCTCCTTTGTTAAAGTAACGGTATTATAACACAAATAAAAGCCCTTGCGGGCTTAGGGTTAATCCATCCTGCTGCCTGCATAAGCTCTAAGTCCCAAGCTCTGCAGATATGTAGCCAGTGCCTGT